ATCAACTACACCAGAAGCATTAGAAAGTACAGTAACTAAAGATGATGTAGGAACAGAAGCGTCCCATACATGAATTAAGTCACCCACTTTTAATACAGTGTGTGCGTCATTGAAGTAACCTGATGTATTGATATCAGCAAGTGCATCAGTGCCTGGTGCTGTGTAACTCCACATTTGAGGAGCATTACCAGCTTTAGCCTGACCACCTATTGGTTGTAGATTGTCTTTATTATAAGCCATGTGTCATTCTCCTTAAGCTGATTCACGACATGTGATTTGAACAATACCTTCAGCATCGATTGCTACGGCACCAGCTGAGAACATTGAATTCACAAGGAATGATGTTTTTTCTGGAACGTAGTTAATCTCTGTCTTAGGACCCATACCTTCAGCATAACCAACTGCATCTTTGTGGAATGCCCAAACAGTTCTGTCTAAAGAACCGTCAACAGCTAAACCACCTTCAGTTCTGTCGCCAAGTACATGGAATGTGAAACCTAAGAATGTATTGATTTCACCAGCCACTAAAGCTTTGACTGAAGCATAGTCAGAAGATGTTAGTTTTTGTTCTGCTAAGATTGATGCTAAAGAGTTAGCATGAATCACCATGTGACGATCTTGTGGAGGAACGTTACCTTTGTCTAGCAATTTCTTAGCTGCAAGAAGTTTGTCTAAGTTAAGGTTTGTATCTGTACCACCAATGTCGTTTGACACAGTGTTTGATGTTGATGATGCTGTTAATGCATCAATAACAAGTTGGTCTTGACGACGACCGATTGCATTAGCTACAACTTGCACTAATTCTTGTCTTTCGTCAAAGTTAACTTTTTGTTGCATGAAGATGTCAGAATACTCTGCTGCATTCCAATCTTGCATTGTTGCTGTTACTTGTGAGAAATCCACATTTAACGGTGTTACGTCTGTTTGTGGAATACGTAATGTTGCTACGCCTTTACCCACTTTAGGGAATTTTGCTGTTGAACCCTCAACGCCTTTTCTTTGTCTTACGGCACCAACCAATTGTGCTTTTGCTTGGTAAGCCTGTTTTACTTCGGCATCAAATAGGGTAACAAAAGCATTAGATAATCCAATAGCCATTATTAGCTCCTTAGTAATTAATAAAATTGTGTATTAATCGTTTTAGTATGCCAGTGAAACTGGGCTGAAACTTGCTATTTACGATAGCCAGTCGACAAGGTTACTTGCGTTAAGGGTTGCATACAGAATAGATGCAATAAGCCTTATCCCCGATTGTATCCGAGAATAAGGCTTTTTGTCAAGTGATTAACCGAAATTTTGTGCGAATAATTTTTCGACTTTAGTTCGGAAAGATGGATCAGTTTTGTATTTAGGATCAGCCACCATTTGATATAACTCATCTTTGGATGGCGCACCTTCTACTGGAGTGGTTTCAGTCGGCAATCGACCTTCGTATGACGCTCTAAGTTTTTCTAATGCAGAGATACCTTTTGCAGTACCACCCATTACTTTAAACTCTTCAAAGTCATCTTTACCCCATACACCTTTTTGAACAAGATTAGCACCCCATTTAACAATACCTTGAATACGTGCATCAGCATTGGGACCTAAAGCTTTCTTTTCTTGCTCAATGTTCATCTTATATGTTTCAGCATTATTCACATTCATTTCGACAACTTGACCCACTAAGTCGTCTAATGCAGCTTGACTAATGCCATATTCCTTTGCCCATGACATTACATGACCACGTACTGGATCATCATCAGGAATATTTCCAAAGGCAGAGGTATCATAATTACCATCTTCTGGTGCTTTATGTTTACCTTGTGATATTTTCTTACGTAAATCAGACCATGACTTTGCCATGCCTTCTAAATCAGGTTCAGAATTTTCATCATTCCAAAAGTTTTTAGGAAACCAATCTGGTCTTTCTAAGGGTTCATCATCATCCTCATCTTCATTTAAACCAAACTCTTCTTTGGCTTTAACTTCATTAGGATCACGATGATCTATTTCTACTTTTTGTGGATTTTCGTCAGCATTGGCTTCTTCGATTTCGGGAGTAGCTCCATCGAGTAAGCCAGTGCTTTCTTGTTCCACACTAGGCTCGAGTGCTTCTTCGCTCATTACATTTTCCTTGCTCTAATTAACCTTGCTTCTAAATCCTTAACTATTGAATTTTGTCCTTCACGGTAAAATGCGTAGCTAGGGTCGCTTCCTGGCAAGGCAACAGGTTGCTCAACAACTGCTTGACGCAGCCATTTCATTAACTTGTCACCGTCCTCACTCCCTAGGACTCGTAGACAGAGACGATCTAAATCCTCTCTTTTTTGATTAACATCTCGTACATCAAGCGGCAATGCTTGTTCTAAATCTTCCCATCCAGCCATGTTTATCCTTATTGTTGTGGAGCCATTTGCTGTTGTTCAGCTGCCATTTGTTGTGCAGCTTGTGCCATCTGTTGTTTCATCATCATACGCTCTTGTGGCGTAGGTCTGATTGATTGTGGCACACCTAATTTCTCAGCAATGTAATCCATCATTTCTTCTATTTTAATGGTTGTTTGTCCAGCGGGTCCAGCTTGTTGTGCAATTTGCGCATACTGTAAAATGTTTTGTACATCTTCCATATTCTGTGCCATTGCTAATGGAGCTACAGGACTAATTTTTACTTCTAAACCATTTACTTTTAATGGTAATGTAATGATACCACGCTCATTCATCACTTGCAGTATTTTAGATACTAATGGAATCATGGTTTCATTAATGAGTCGACCAAATGCAGAACCTAAGTTCTGTGATAACTCTTTCATACGTTCTACAACTTCTGTTGCTGATCGTGCTGACATGTTATCAGGTGGTAATGATTCATCAAGTAAAATACGTTTGATGTTTTGACGTAAGTCATTCATTACAATTTGTGATACGTTAAAGTCACCGGCACGTGGTAATGGTCTGAGTGATTCACCTTGTGGACCACCGTTACGTGCGACAGGAATAATAGCACCTGGCATAATCTTCACTGTGTTAGGATTTAATACACCATCATCAGCTGCTGTATACACACCAGAAATTGACAGTGATGCGTTCTTTAACACTAACTCTAATGTTTTGTTTAAAGTTTTTACATCAGGCAATGCAGTAATCAATGGACCACGACCATAAATCTCACCAGCCACTTTAGCATAGCGTGATACAATCCAAGGACTATACTCCATGCGTCGATACACTAACTCTGTTTTAGATTCTTTGTGAATGACATGATAGCAATAGTCACCACGCTTCTGATCAAATACAGTTGCTTCCACCAACTCCACATCATCTGTCGGTTTATCATCAATCTTCTTTTGTAATTCAGTTGGAATGTCTGCATCAATCCATTGACGCTGGATTGCTTCGCCTTTCATACGAATACGTCGATACACATTATCTACTTGACCATTAGCACCTTCTTCAATAGAGACGAGGTATTGTGGTACAGGAATAAAGTTAATAGGATTAACTTCATCACCGGGTTGTACCATCATGACTGCTGTACCTACAGATAAATCAAGTAAGAACTCACCAATTGCAATATCAAAGTTTGATTGCTTGAGTGTAGAAAATAATCTGTCATTGTAAATGTCTAATGCAGCTTGTGCTTCAGCTTTACGATCTTCAGGAATATCTGGTCCTGGCTCTAGTCGACACCACTTACGTTGTGGAGGAAATATTCCAGATTGCATACGGTTAGCAAATCGTTGTGTAGAGTTGATGGCTGTAGAATCAAACACACGATTCATCTTTTTAGTACCACCGACTTTACCATCGTAATGACCATCGTATAAGTTACGTTGTGGTAGAGCAAACTCATATGCTTCTTCATATAAGTTTCTAAAGTCTTCTTTCTTAATTAATGCTTTCTCATGACGCTTTAACACATCTTCAGCACTTAATCTCATCATGTCTACCATTAGTCATTCTCCATTTGTGATTCTTTTAATAAGGGACGTCCATTTAATCTTTGCTCTAAAATCTTTTCTGCTTCTGCTCTTGTAATGCCTTTTTCTTTAACCATTTCATCACGTAATTTATCTGGATTAGTTCCAAACTTACGCATAAAAAACTCTTTCCACAAGGTTTTATGATCTTCTTGTTTTAACAATTCTCCTGAACTTGTTGATGAACTCCAATGCATTTTATTATCATCATACTCATCTGGTGCTGGTGATAATCCTTCTTTCCATGCTTTACGATAATCGTAATCAGATTTATCAATTTCTGGATCCTCTCCAAACTGTTCTTTATATTCTTTTTTCCACTGCAATACGCTTGGGTTAGATTTCATCCATGATTGAAATTCTCTTTCTTCATCTGGTGAAAGTTTTGTCATCTCTGCCATGATTATCCCTTTTTATGTTTATTTGCAAAGTTACGTGCAGCTTCTTTACTACCAAAACCCCACGCTTGTAATGCTTTTTTTAATCGAGTGGGTCTACCCTTCTCATCTTTTAACGGACCATCCATCCCACTAAAGCGTGCAGCAAAGCTGACACGACGACCATCTGTCCCAGTCTTTTGTGGTCGTTTAAGATTTGATCCTTCAGTTCTTTTAAAGTATTCACGTCCTTTTTCATTTAGTCCACCTTCAGGATTTTGATAAGCTTTCTTTACCATTATTCAGTCCAACTTAATATAATTTCAGCAGCATGCGGATTGTTATTCGTATCTGCATTGGTTAATCTAAATAAGTATGGTGTTAATCCTTTAAGGATAATGTTATTACCACCCACTTCTCCACCACCACCTTTCTTACCTACACCACCTGTTAATATTTCTTGTAAGATTGTTGTTCCTGTTGATGTTATTGTTGGATTAACAATCGCTACACCTTGGCTGGTAATGGTGCTTGCTCTATTGCGATTAATAATCGGTAATGATGTTCCACCACTCACTACGGCATTTTCATACAAGTATCCAATCGCGTCTCCAGCTGATAGTCCTGAGATGGTAAATACTGGATTTAATCCAGATGGAAACGCAATCGCTATATTAATACTTTGTCCAGCTGGTAGTGGATCAGCAAATGTACGTATAAATCCTGTTGAAAAAGCTTGACCTTCAATTAGCCTGACTTGTTCAATATCACGTGTAGAATATGCGTCTCTATATTGTTGCATCTATTTCTTCTTCTTAAATCCAGATAGCATGTGTTGATATGCTTTATCAGAAATAGTTGAATCTTTTTTAGAACGACTAATTCCTTTTTTCTTACGTTCGTTAATGTTGTGATACAAACCTTTCTTTTCCATTAGTATCCTTTTTTCTTTTGACCAGATTCTGACATGGCAATGGCTACTGCTTGTTTACGTGATTTTACTACTGGACCTTGTTTAGATCCTGAATGCAATTTACCT